GAAACTTTACAAACAGTAAAATAATGTCTAAGATAATCAGAAAAATAAGTATTGGATCTGATTACAAGAATGATGCTATGCACTATTCTACTGGTCAAGAAGTTTATGGTGGTCACGTTATAACTGATATAATGTTTGATAATGAAGATAGTTCTTACAACATATTCATAAGTAAAAACAGTGAAGTATTACCTTGGAAAAAATTTAATAGTAATATGTCTGTTTCAGTAGAGTACGATTTAAATTATTAATGAAATCTTTATACAATTTTATTGTTAAACCTTTTAAGCAAAGGTATAATAATATTAAAAAAGTTGATAATAAAACACTTATTATTAATACAAGTATTGAAGATCATAAATTTGTTAGTAAGAAAGCGGTAGTTGTTTCTACGCCTGCCGCTTTTGATACTGGCGTGTCAGTTGGAGATGTGGTATATATACATCATAATATATTTAGAAGATGGTATGATCAAAAAGGCAGAGAACGTAATGGCGCTACTTTTTTCAAAGATAACCTATACTTTTGCTCACCTAGTCAAATATACTTGTACAATGACAAAAGCCACTTAGATTATTGCTTTGTAAAACCAATATTAAATAAAGACATTTTAATAAACAATAAAGAACAGTTTAATACTGGAATATTAAAATATTCTAATAGTTCTTTAGAAGCTGTAGGAATAACACCTGGAGCATTAATAACGTTTACACCTAATTCTGAATTTGAGTTTATAATAGGTGATGAACGTTTATATTGTATGAAATCAAATGATATAGCTTTAACGCATGAACATAAAGGAAACGAAGAAGAGTATAATCCAAGCTGGGCAACTAGCGGTTAATGAATTGATAAAAGTAGCTAAAGAACCTATAGTTGATACTGGTGAAGATGTTACTGCCGATAGACTTAAAAATGCGGCAGCTACAAAAAAGCTTGCTATATTTGATGCATTTGAAATACTAAATAGAATAGAAGAAGAAGAATCTTTATTGAGTGGTAAACCTAAAGAAGAAATAAAAGAAAGAGTGTTTAAGTTTGCAGAAGGGAGAAGCAAATGACCTACGAGCAAACACTTTCAAAAGAAATTAAGGACGTTGTAAATCCTAAAGTATTAGCTAAAAACAATAGATTTAAAAAATGGGAGTATGGCTATAACTCTGATTATGATTTTATAGTAATAAGTAAAACTGGAAAAATTGGACAAATCATTGAAATACAAAATCTCAGGATTGCTTTACCAGCAACAGATGAACCGTTTAAACGAAATAAAGAAAAAGCGGAACAGTACTGGGAAAAAGCAGAGTATCCAAAAGAATTAAGTAGAATTAAAAGCAGGTTTGACTGGGAGGAATACCCATCAGATTTTAAAGAAAAATGGTACGATTATATTGACAATGAGTTTACTAGACGAGAACAAGGATTTTTCTTTTATAACAATGGTACTCCTACTTACATTACTGGCACTCATTACATGTACTTGCAATGGTCAAAGATTGATATTGGAGCACCAGATTTTAGAGAAGCAAATAGATTATTCTATATATTCTGGGAAGCATGTAAAGCAGATAATAGATGTTACGGCATGTGCTATCTTAAAAACAGAAGATCTGGATTTTCATTTATGTCCTCGGCAGAACTTGTTAACCAAGCAACAATATCTTCCGATGCTAGATTCGGTATATTGTCCAAGTCTGGTTCGGATGCCAAAAAAATGTTTACAGATAAAGTTGTACCAATATCAGTCAACTACCCGTTTTTCTTTAAACCGATTCAAGATGGTATGGACAGGCCGAAAACGGAACTTGCATATCGTGTTCCGGCATCAAAGCTTACTAGAAGAAAGCTTGAGTCAAACGAACAGCTTAGAGAATTAGAAGGATTAGATACAACTATTGACTGGAAAAACACAGGTGACAACTCTTATGATGGTGAAAAGCTAAAGCTATTAGCCCATGATGAAAGTGGTAAATGGGAAAGACCTGATAATATATTAAATAACTGGAGAGTTACAAAAACTACATTACGTCTTGGTTCTAAAATTGTAGGTAAATGTATGATGGGCTCAACTTCAAATGCTTTAGATAAGGGTGGAAACAATTTCAAAAAACTATACTATAATTCTGACGTTACTAAAAGAAATAGAAACGGACAAACATCTTCTGGACTCTACAGTTTGTTCATACCTATGGAGTGGAACTACGAAGGATTCATCAATACTCATGGACTACCTGTCTTCTTTGGAAGCAAACATAAAGTCAAAGGAATTGATGGTGTTGAAATTACAACAGGAGTTATCGAGCACTGGGAAAATGAAGTTGAAGGATTAAAAAGTGATCAAGACAGTTTAAATGAATATTATAGACAGTTTCCAAGATCAGAAGCTCATGCTTTCAGGGATGAAGCTAAAGATAGCTTGTTTAATCTTGTAAAAATATATGAGCAAATAGATTACAATCAAGAGATGAACTTAAATAAAGTTGTAAGCTGTGGTAACTTTCAATGGATTAATGGAATTAAAGATACTCAAGTTGAGTTTAATCCAAACAGTAAAGGTAGGTTTAATATAACCTGGATACCTAATAAAGATTTACAAAACAATGTTATATTAAGAAATGGAACTAAATACCCTGGTAATGAACACATTGGAGCCTTCGGATGTGATAGTTATGATATTTCTGGTACTGTTGATGGTCGCGGCTCTAAAGGAGCACTTCATGGATTAACAAAATTTTCAATGGAAGACTCTCCTCCTAATCATTTCTTTTTAGAATATATATCAAGACCTCAAACAGCTGAAATATTCTTTGAAGATGTTTTAATGGCTTGTATATTTTATGGCATGCCTATACTTGCTGAGAATAATAAACCAAGGTTATTATATTATTTTAAACGTAGAGGTTATAGAGGTTTTTCAATAAACAGACCAGATAAATTATTTAACAAATTATCTACTACTGAAAAAGAAATAGGTGGAATACCAAACTCAAGTGAAGATATTAAGCAGGCACACGCTGCTGCTATAGAAGCTTATATTGAAGAGAAAGTGGGTAGATTAGAAACAGGATATGGAGATGTTTACTTTCAAAAAACATTAGAAGATTGGGCTATTTTTAACATAAACAATAGAACAAAACATGATGCTTCTATAAGTTCTGGTTTAGCTATAATGGCTTGCAATAAAAATAAGTATAGACCTGTACCATTTAGAAAGAGTAATGATATGAAATTAAATTTTAAAACTTACGATAACTCTGGTACATTATCAAAAATAAATAAATAAATGCAGATTTACACTAATAGTAATAGTACTTTTCCGGATCAAGTAGTTCCAGCTGAAGAAAAAGCTACTCAAGAGTATGGGGAAGCAGTCGGTAGAGCTGTAGAGGGTGAATGGTTTAGAAACTTTAGAGGAACTGGATACAAGTTTCAAACTAACTACACATGGTTTCACACTTTAAAACTTTATGCTAGAGGCGAGCAACCTGTACAAAAATATAAAGATGAATTAGCTATAAATGGCGATTTATCCTATTTAAATTTAGACTGGAAGCCAGTGCCTATAATATCTAAATTTGTAGACATAGTTGTTAACGGTATGTCACAGCGGAGTTATGAAGTAAAAACAATGGCTCAAGATCCTGAGTCTCTAAAGAAAAGAACTCAATACGCACAGAGAATAATACAAGATATTGAACAAAAAGAATATATAGCTGCTGTGCAAGATACGTTTGGAGTTAATATATCTTTAAGCCAAACAGGTGATAACACACCAGAAACATTAGATGAGCTACCAGCTCATATGCAATTAAATTATAAGCAATCTATAGAAACAGCTCAAGAAGAATTAATAGATTATGTTTTAGACAAAAACAAATATGATTTAGTTAGAAAAAGATTAAACTACGATTTAACAGTGTTAGGTATATCATGTGTTAAAACTTCTTTTAATTTGTCTCAAGGAATAACTGTTGAATATGTTGACCCAGCTTCTATAGTTTACTCTTATACTGATGATCCTAATTTTCAAGATTTGTGGTACGTTGGAGAGGTTAAAAACT